GATATACTAAGCGCTAAAAGAAATTATATAGCGACACAAGTATATACAATGCGGGCACACTCCATTTGGTTTCGCAATGCTTGACCATCTGAAGCACCCCCGTATAAGGCTACTGCGTACTGTGTATCAGCGCAATAACGATCTAGACCCCGCATTACTGGGGCTCTGTAGAGAGATCGGAGTCGTCCGACGCCGTGACGGTATCGGATTTCTGACCTCCAGACAGATTCTTGATCGTGAATGACTGAATCACCGAGGGTTTTTGGGCCTCTAAGCCTACGGAAACGACTTGGAATGTTAGATAAACACTCAAGCCAAGCCCGCAGAAAGCGAGGATCCCAAATGTCATCGTTAGGGTTTGTAATCCCCAAGCGACGAATCCCATTAGCCAACGAGAACCACTGATGAACTTCATTCGGAACCTCTTTCAAAAAGAAGGGACGAACGTTGTGGCCATACAGAAAGTCCTGGCCGCATGACTCCCTGAATTGGGAGCTGTCATCAAAGGTCTTGCTGGCATTCACGGTGAAACCGCAATATGAAAATACTAACTTCAAAAGCGGTACACACTCGGTAGGGACGAAAAGATCGTCGCCATATGCACGAACAGAAGAAAGATCGCTGTTCATGCCCATTGCGTCGGCTACTGCCCGAGCTAAAGCCCAAAATATTAGGGTCTCTAACTCAAAGGTGTAACCGTTCCCCATCGAAGAGAATTTCTCTAGTTCAACCCACTTACCATCGATCCACGTTTCTGGAGATCGAAGAGAGGCAAGCAAGCAGAACCAATCGAAAGGTAGCAACAGTTTCACTAGCTCATATGAGATAGTGTCCGATGCAGCAGACAGGTCGACAGTGGCAAGTTTCCCCGAAAGGGAGCTTAGACGTGCCATTTTTCCGTGCTCTATCTGCGCAGTAGGGATATGTAACCCCCTACGCGTTAGAGCTTGGCTAATGAGACGCCCGACGGCCGATTGAAAACAACTGTTAAGGTGAGGCTCAATGCAGATGCCTCTGTCCGTAACGGCTGTTTTCGGAACGGT